GAATTCCAGGAAAGCAAGAAAGGGCAATTGAAGACCGGCTACCTGGCCGATATGGTCTTGCTCGCGAAAGACATTTTCCAGATCCCGATTAATGAAATGAAAGACATCAAGCCATTGATGACCATGGTAGATGGGCGGATTGTCTTCGAAGTCTAGTATTGCCTGGTCGTGGGATATGCAGCCTGTTCCTGATTGTGGCTGAAGGGGCTTGAACCCTTATCATCCCCCCTGAGGGGACAACGCTTGATAAGAACGCCCTCATGTCGAGGGCATCTGAAATCTGGGTGGCTGACGGGGATTGAACCCATAACATCTTGTTATGGGTTCAAGCGAGCCATCGGTAAATAAGGGCGGATCTCCTCTGCTGTGATCCCCGCCGTGTAGTGCTCGACCATCGCCAGATCTGACCAACGGCCCGCCGCCTGCACCACGCGCGACGGCGCACCGAAAACCGTCGTGAGCGTCGCGAATGTCCGCCGCAAATCGTGGGCCGAAAGCTTGAAACCGGCTTGCTCCCCCCATCGCCTTACAGTTACCTTCAATCCCTCCCGCGTCAGCGGTCGCCAGGTGCGCGTGGATACGAAAACCGTTTCCGCATCACCCTTCCGCACGGCCAACCATTCAGCGATATAAAGCGCTGTTTGCTCGCTAAAAACCCCCATCCCCCACTGGCCGCCTTTGATGATCACCTGCAGCGATCTCTCCTGCAGGTCCACGTCAGATACTTTCAGCCGGCACAGCTCTGCCAGGCGCAGACCTGTATCCAGAGCCAGCGCACAGATCGCCAGGTCCCGCAATCCTTTGATTTTGGTTCGGTCGAAGATCACCAGGAGATCTAATGCGCGCTGCGCCGTCAGTACTCGTTGCCTGCGCGGACGGATTCGTTTTATCCGCGCACTCAACCCTGGGTGCGCCACACCAAAACGCCAGGCTAAGAATTTCCGGCAGGCACACAGCGCCACGTACTGCTGACTGTTCCCCCACCCTTCCCAGTTCACAAATCGCAACAACTCCGCCGCACTAATCCTCTTGAGCCGGTCATATTGGACCAGAAGCAGTAATACGCGGCGATAGGCATCTTTCGTCGCCTGACTGTAAGGACGCGACGCCAGGAATTCCTCCACCATTCCTTGATCCATTTTTACCTCCATGGGCATTACCAGGCTGGATGCCCCCGGCCTGATCGATGTGTCCCGGTCCGTTTCACCGGGTCCAAGGCGACCCGCTGGCGGAGTCCGCCAAGACTAAACCAGCGAGTCGCTACCTTGAAATTCTACCATGAAAGGAAACCTCGTGAACAAATATCAAATCACTTACCTCTGTCCATCCGGCATATATCTCAGCATTAGACTCATGGCTGAAAATCTACACTCTGCACGTCTAAAAGCAATTCATCAGGCGAGAAAGTTCCTGGCTATTCAAAAAGGACAAAAATCAGGATTGATCTGTTCAAGCACTTATAAATTCAATGGTAACAAGTCATGACCAACCCACAATTCACCATCTCCCTCATCCGTGAACTACGCGGCAGCCCATTGACCGTGTTAGTTGCTATCTTGCTTCTCGAGCATAGCGGACAGGTTCCCGTCACCGCACAACTGCTCAAAGACGTAACCGGCTACAAGGACCACACCATCACCGACAGCCTGCGCGCCCTCGAAAGCCCAACCCGGCAACTCGTCACAAGAGTCACCGGCGGCTGGCGCCTGACTGATGGTTTCCAATTGCCTCTCTCAATCCAAAACCGCGATATTCGCGGTTTTGATCCTAGTAGTAGTAGTAGTAGTAGTAGTAGATTTGAAGAGAGTAATGATCCACTACTACCACCACCAGATGAGAATCGCGAATATCGCGATTCCTATCAAGTCTCAGCAAAAAGCAAGGCAGCTCGCCAGGCCTGTAAGGTTGCTTGCACCACTATGGGTATTCATAATCCGGCGGCTGATCAAATTTCAGCCCTGGTCTGGACCACACCTGAATATATCCATGACCACGTTGCCGAAGTCTTGCGCTGCGGTCAGGTAATTGGCCTTGCCATCTGGCGGATCAAAAATCAATGGGATGCACCAATCGATAAAAGCGATGGTCGTCGCTACGCCACCGGCGAGTACGCCGACCAGATCGAGCACTAATATGCTTATCCTTTCCCTGTTTCCTGGCATCGATATCCTTGGACGTGGCTTTGAAACCGCTGGCTATTGCGTTGTGCGTGGACCTGATTTGCTATGGGGTGGTGACATCCGCAAATTTCACCCACCAATCGGGAAGTTCGAGGGCATCATCTGCGGCAGCCCATGCCAGGATTTCTCTAAAGCCCGCCGGTCGCCCCCCACTGGTTATGGTATGGAAATGCTAAAAGAGTTTGCCCGCGTAATCATCGAGACTCGGCCAGGTTGGTGGCTGCTGGAAAACGTCCCCACTGTCCCCAACATAACAATCCCGGGTTACACAGTCCAGCGCCTTGACCTGAACGCCAATGAATGCGGCTCGACTCAAAATCGCCTGCGCCATTTCCAATTCGGCAGCCTGCGCGGATTGGTACTCGTCCCTCCACGTGCACCACCGAATTCAACTCAGTCACAACCATCTTGCCTAGCTTCGGAAGGCAAACGCCCATCCCGGCGCACGTGGGAGAAATTCTGCGAACTGCAGGGATTACCCCGTGATTTCGACCTGCCCGGACTGACCCTCCACGCGCGCTACCAGGCAGTCGGCAATGGGGTACACCTGGCCGTCGCCCATACCCTGGCCGTGTCCATCCAGGTGGCTCACACCCGCACAACGACACCACTTGTATGCGCCTGCAATTGCGGCAGGATCGTCACCGGCAACCAGACCTGCGCCACCCCAGCCTGTAGAAAACGCATGGAGAGACGGCGCAAACGTGACCTAGTCAGTGTGACTGCTCCTGGGTTAGTCACGATCGCTTAGTCACCGTGATTCAGCTCAGCCTGTAATCGCTCGATCAGTCACAGAAGACGATTAGTCACATACGCGACCACATGCCCGAACAAACCAGTCCAAATACTATCACTGCTGCACTCTACAATCGCCACCCTTGCCGACCGATGCTCCGGTTCAATCATTTTCTTGCCAGACCTTTAAAGAAGCTTATTATACCAAATAACAAGCCCAGGAAAGACGGAACCCCATCACAGGTCATCTACATCGTTCATTCAAAAATAACCGCATTTAGATCAACAAATGACATCCGCATCAACCATCCAAAAACGGCTCAACAGAGAATATCATAGCCGGAAACATCCTACTACATGGCGCGGGATTGCCGCGCGCTATGGTGTCAACGTTCGCTATATTCATGATCTGGCTGTGCATGGCATTGAATCCAAAAACCCAACTGTCCGCCGTGCCCTTGGCCTTCCTCGTTTGAAGTTACCCAATCCAAACAACATCACTCCTACCTGGGTCAAGGAAGCAGCCGATTATCTTCAACATCTCGAGGAGGTCCAAAATGCTCGCAACCATTCTTGCAAAACTGATTGACCACGCAGCAGCCCTACCAACTCAACCAATGACTCATCGTTTCACCAATAGCCTGCGCATTTCCATCACTTATTACGAGGAGGCCCATCAATTCAACCTTATTCTCGCCCGCGATAAAGTCCATCCGTCCCTTACCGAATGGAAAACTGTCCTCAAAAACTGGCCTTATCCTGTACACGCCAATCCACAAACCGGCGATCAGGATGGACGCCATTACTTGATCGCCATGCTCCCAGCGCACCCAAAGTTATTTTAGGATTTTATTTGCTGTATAATGGGCCTAGGCACGGCAAGGCCCATCCCTTGCCGTGTTCCTGTTTATCCAGAAGCCTTGCCGTGCCAAACCTATGACTGATCGCCCACCCTCCACCATCCCCGAGCTCTGGTACATCCTCGACAAGCGCCTCGCGCTCATCGAAGCTGCCCAGGTCGAACATAGCAAAGCACATACTGAGATCGAGAAGACGTTCGACGACCATGAGCAGCGCCTGCGCTCCGGCATGACCCTGGCCGGCATCCTGACCGGCTCGGGCGGATTTCTCGCCCTGGTAGCGCTGATCAAATCTTTCTTTGGTCCATGAGCAACCGTAAAGGTGGCGGCCAACCAGGTAACCAGAATGCTTTCAAACATGGCTTCTACTCCAGCACTTTTTCCCTGGGTGAACGCATCCGCCTGGGCAAGGATAAAGGCAGCCTCGAAAGCGAGATCAAGTCTTTCCGGATCGTTGCCCTGCGCGTTCTTACCCGTCTATCCAATGGCACACTTGCACCGAAGGCTACTGGCAAGCTTACCGATAATACCTTACATTCGATCAATACCCTGGTGGCAGTCGTGACTACGATCGCTTCTCTCGCCCGCTCCCATCAGTTGATCGCCGGTAAGTTCTTGCCAGTCGAGACGGCCATCCTGGATGCCCTGGCTGAACTGAATGCCGAGGATGGAATTTGATGAGTGATTTGACTTCACGTTCCCACGTGATCCAGCGCAACCCCTATAACTTCGCTTTCCGCGGCGGAGGCATCGCCCTGCGCCCCTACCAGGTCGAACCCATCGATGCGATCTGGGAGTCGGTACGCACCAAAGCCGGGCGGACGTTCGTCATCGTGATCAGCCGGCAGTCTGGTAAGGACGAACTTCTTTGCCATCTCAAAACTTATTTGCTCCACCGCTACCAACACAAGGACATGGAGATCGTCGAGTTCAATCCCACCTACAAGCCGCAGACCATCCGCGCCATCTTTCGCCTGGAGAAGCGACTGCAGGCGAATGTGCTTACTTGCAACCGCTGGAAGAAGAAGTCGGATTTCATGCGCCTGCTTGGCCAGGCGCAGGTCTCGTTTCTCTCCGGTGACGGCCAGGCGAATGTTGTTGGAGCAGTGGCCAGCTTGCTGCTGATCATCAACGAAGCCCAGGACATCACCACCAACAAGTACGACAAAGACGCCGCTCCCATGGCCGCCAGCACCAACGCCACGCGTGTCTTTTGCGGCACGGTCTGGACCAGCAATACCTTGCTCGCTCGTGAGCTGCGCTCAGCTCGCATCGCTGAAAAAGAGGATGGGATCCGCCGCGTCTTTTTCTACACCTCGGAAGATGTCCGTAAGTACAACCCTTCCTACGGCGAGTTCGTGGATGGTGAGATCAAACGTCTTGGCCGCGATCATCCGCTGGTCAAGACTCAATACTTCTGCGAAGAGATAGACGCCCAGGCCGGCATGTTCAATCCAGCCCGCCGCGCCTTGATGACCGGCGATCAGCCCGCCCACGATCGCCCGCTGGCCGGCGTTCCCTGCGCCTTCCTGCTCGACGTCGCCGGCCAGGATGAAGCCCGCATGTCCCTGGATGATGACGCCCCGCTGCAGAACCAGGGCCGGGATAGTGTCTCTCTTACGATCGTGGATCTCGATCTCTCTACTCTTGCAACCCTTCAAGCCCCCACCTATCGCGTCGCCCATCGCTTGCAGTGGATTGGGCAAAATCATCTCACTGTTTTCGGCCAAATCAAATCTCTTGCCGAATCCTGGAACCCACTTTACATCGTCATTGACGCTACCGGCGTGGGTGAAGGCTTGTGGACGCTGCTGGATAAGGTTTTCCCTGGGCGCGTGTTTCCTGTAAAGTTCAGCCGTCCTGAAAAGAGCGACATCGGCTATCGCTTCTTGGGTATCATCGAGACTGGCCGCTTTCGGGATTGCTGTCTTACCGATCAGGTGCGCGCTCAATATGACGCCTGCCAATCCGAGATACTCATCGGCCCCACCAAGACCATGCGCTGGGGCGTGCCCGAAAGCGCACGCGGTCCCTCAGGTGAATTGATCCATGATGATTACTTGCTCGCCGATGCTTTGATCGCCGTCCTTGATCGTATGCCCTGGGTTGCTCAAACTGTGGTCGAAGTGGACGAAGGCTTTGATCCGCTAGAGAGTGTCACATGACAAACCGATTAGGTGCTTCGCAGAAAATCATACAGACTTCGCTCGCCGTCAAAGAGACCGAGAACACCATCACCCTCGGCTCCGCTGCCTGGGATAGCAATTTCAGAGATCGGCTTTCCTATGACCGCAAGAAGATACTCGACCAGGCGATCAATGCCTGGCGCTCGAACCCCATAGCGCGCCGCATCATCCAACTCACCACCGAGTTTGTCATTGGCGATGGTCTTGCTTTCCAAACAACTAATGCGCGCGCTCAGAAGTTCCTTAACGTGTTCTGGAACCATCCGCTCAACAACCTGACCGAGCAACTCCCCGAATGGGCAGACGAAGCCTGGCGCACCGGCGACTTGTTCATCCTGTTTTCCGTGGACGAAGGCGGCATGCTCTACGTGCGCGCGCTACCATCCGAAACCATCAGCGTCATCCAGACCGCCGAGAATGATTATCGCCAAGAGCTGCTTTATAAACGGGATGAGATGGATGAAAGTCCATGGACATCCTTTGTAATGGCGGATCGTGACCCGCCCGTTCGATCATTCGTTCTGCACTTCCCACTTGATCGTGCTGTTGGTGCATCCTTCGGCGAAAGCGACCTGGCTCCCGTTCTTTACTGGATCGGCCTTTACCGTCAGTGGCTCGAAGATCGGGCGCGCTTGAATTACTTCCGTCAGATGTTCTCTTTCGTCCTACAGCGCCCCTTCACCAGCCAGGCGGAAAAAGAAAAGTACATGCGCGACTTCGCCTCCAAACTGCCTAAGAAATCCGGCGGCGTGCTAGGCCTGGACCCGAACGAAACCCTTACCGCTCTTTTCCCCAACCTGGCTTCCTTCGAAGCCGGCGCGGATGGACTTGCCCTCAAACGCATGATTGCCATTGGAGCAGGCATCCCACTTCACTACCTGGCCGAGCCAGAAGAGAGCACGCGCACCACCGCCGAAGCAGCCGGTACTCCCACCTTCAAACACTTCAAACACCGCCAAAATTACCTGAGTAATGTCCTTCTGGGTGTCCTTCAAACCGCCCTGGTCGTTCGTCATCAGTACGACACACATATTACATCCTCAGCAGAGATTCGTATCATCGTCCCCGACATCACCGAACGCGACAATTCCATCCTAGCCCTCGCCCTTCAACGCTTCGTCACCGGCTTCGCCCCTATCTATAACGCCAAACTGGTTGACGAGAATGAGTTCATCCGCCTGGTCTATCGCTTCCTTGCTGAAACACCACCCGGGAAGATTGGTGAGTTCGCACCGGTCAATATCCGTGGCGGCGGTAAGTCTCCTGCTTGGGATCCTACTGATCCACAGAAGGAGAAGGAGTAATTTGATAATCGTAAATCGAATATCGCGCCAGCACGTGCCGGCCCCCAGCCATGCGCCCCGCCCGCGTGCTCGCCGCTAAAAGAAAAGGAGTTCCATGACAGACGAACCAATTACCATGCAGTTACAAGCCGTCCCCTCCGATAAGGGCATCGAGGTGATCGCCATCACAGCCGGTATCGGCAATGGTTGGATTTTCCAACCGGCCGTCCTGCAAGCCAGTCAATTCCTATGGGATAAGGCAGAGTGTTACACCGATCACACGCCTGGCAATCATTCCGTGCGTGATCTGGGTGGTATCCTATCTGATCCTACTTGGGATGTCATCGCCCAGGGTATCCGTGCTGTGCTTTCCCCCATCGGCCCCGCCTCCCAGGTCGTTCGCGACGTGGCTGAAGCCGCCCTTGCCCACCCTAATCTTCACATCGGCCTTTCCGCCGACATTCTCATGCGTGTCGAAGATAAGACCGTGCTCGAGATCATCAAGGTCAAGAGCCTGGATATCGTCACGCACCCCGCACGCGGCGGTAAATTCGTCCGTGTGCTTCAATCTCAAGGAGAATCACCTATGACAGAACCAATCAGTTCCCTCACCCCATCTGCCGACACCACCGTAGTCCAGACCGAGCAAACGCTCAGCAAACTGGCTGCTGGTGCTCAGGCAGTTGTCAATAGCCTTCAAGCGCAGGATGCTTTGGCTAAACTCGAAGCCTCCAACGCATCCGCCGAGAAATTGCAGGTCGGCATGTGCCAGGCTTTGCTTCAAACCGCACTCGCCGCCTCACGCTTGCCCGAACCCTGGCAAGTCCGCATCCGCGAAGACTTCAAGGATAGTTACTTCGATCCTGATACCTTGCAAAAGCGTATCGAGGACGATCGTGCCCTGCTTTCAATCACCACCTCTTCCCGTGCTGTGCAGGGACCAGGCCGCATCGGTGCCATGGTAAATTCCGCCGACCAACTCCAGGCCGCCTTCGATGATCTTCTGGGTGCGCCCAGGGATGCGGATAAGGTCGGGTTGAAAGTTCCCCGCTTGACCGGCATCCGTGAAGCCTATCTCATGCTCACCGGCGACTATGACATGCACGGTGGCTTTGATCCTGTCCGCGCTCAGTTGGGCGGAACCACCACCGATTTCACCGGCCTTGTCAAGAACGCTTTGAACAAGATCGTTGTAAACTCTTTCGAGCGCATGGGCACAGCCGGTTATGACTGGTGGAAGTCCATTGTTACCGTGGAACACTTCAACAACCTGAATACCATCACTGGCACTCTGATCGGCACCATCGGCAGCCTTCCCACAGTCGCAGAGCAGGCCGAGTACACCGAACTCGCCGCAGGTGACAGCCCCGAAACCGCTTCTTTCACCAAGTACGGCGGCTATATCCCGCTCACTCTCGAAGCCATCGACCGTGACGAAACCCGCAAATTGCGCCTCTATGCCATCGAATTAGGCAACGCAGCCATGCGCAATATCTCCGAGCAGGTTGCCTCCATCTTTACCCAAAACTCCGAAGCCGGGCCTGTCATGGCCGATGGTGGCGCATTATTCAATGCCACCGCCGTTACCGCCGCGACCGGCCACGCCAACCTGCTCACCACCGCCCTCGCCGCAGCTCAATGGGATGTGGTCGCCGCAGCCGTCTATAACCAACCTATGCTGATCAAGTGGGAGGCTGGTTACTACGGCACGGGCAAGAAGCTCGCTATCGAGCCTCGTTATTGCCTTGTCCCTCGCGCGCTTCGCAAGGCTGCCTTCGACGCCTTCCTCAACACCTGGGATGTGACCGCCACCGTCCACGCCGAGAACTTGCTCAAAGGCAATGTCGTTCCGCTTGTCGTTCCTGAATGGACACACGATAACGCTTGGGCCGCTGTCTGCGATCCCAATATCGCCCCGTCCATCATTCTCGGCGAGCGCTTTGGCCTTGTGCCAGAAATCTACATCGCCAGCAATGAGACTGACCCCGCCGTGTTCATGAACGATGAACATCGCTTGAAGGTCCGCCAGTTCCTTGCCCTGTGCATCGGTGACTTCCGCCCACTGCATAAGAGCAATGTGGTGTAACTTTCAATAACCCATTGGGAAGGGACGGACAGCGAAGTGGTTGCGGAATTGGCAACTATGTTCATCCCTTCCCGAAACCTATCCGAATTAGTGTGGCCGGGCGAAGTCCAATTCCTTGCCACTCAGGAGAAAATCTATGTTGCATAACGTCCACATGAGCCAGTACATCCCATGCACTGCCATGTCTTTCGTCACAGGCACATGGGCCAACTCAGCCGGCTACGTCGCCGGAACCATCAGCAAACGCAAGACTGCTAACGCCGAGACCGGCGTAGTCACCGTCCCAATCGTGATCCCGTCCAACTCGATTGCCTTGCAAGGCGCAAAACTTGTCAGCATTGAATTGGATTACGAACTCGAAACAGACGTCGCCACCAGTGTCACCGCAGTCTTGCATAAGATCGTCCGTACAGCAGACACCGGCGCTCAGGTCGCATCTCATCCAACCATCACCCAAAACCTTGCCGCAGCCACCGATGCAGCCTCACACGACCAGCACAAACTTACCGTCTCCCTCACGACCCCGATCTGGATTGACAATGACGATTACTACTTGTGCGAGTTCAGTTTCGTTTGTGGTGCTGATGTAGTGGTCGAAGTCCTCGCCGCTGTCGTCAATTTCACCCTGCGGGTGTAAGGAGCATATCAAATGATACACAACACTCACTTCGCTCAGTACATCCCCTATACTGCCATGCACTTCGTCACAGGCACATGGACAGATACCGCAGGTGATGTCTCAGGTACCATCGCCAAACACAAGGCAGCCAATACCGAGACCTCCGTCGTGACTGTCCCGATCATGATCCCGTCCAACTCGATTGCCTTGCAAGGTTCAAAACTTGCCAGTATAGAATTGGATTATGAGTGTGAAACAGCAGCCGCCACCAGTGTCACCGCAGTCTTGCATAAAATAGTGCGCGGTGCTGATGGTGCAGCCGCCGTCGCATCTCATCCAACCATCACCCAGGATCTGGTCGCAGCCGTCGCCGCAGCCGCACATGACGAACACAAGATCGTCGTCACCCTCACAACCCCCGTGTGGATTGACAACGATGAATACTATCTGTGCGAATTTTCCTTCGTTTGCGGCGCAGCCGTAACCATTGACGTATTTGGCGCAGTCGCAAACTTCACGGCGCGCATGTAAGGAGCAGATCACATGATACATAACATTCACGTTTCACAGTACATCCCCCCTACCCTGTTCCATATCGTCTCAGCCACAGCCGCCATCACCCATGCCGCTGGTGCAGTTTCAGGTACTATCGCCGTCAATCGCGGTGCAGCCAATGAGACCTCGGTCGTCACCATCCCGATCATGATCCCTTCCAATGCCCGCGCACTCCAAGGATCTAAACTCGTGTCCATTGAAGTTGATTTCATCAATGGAACCGCCGAGTTCACCAGTCACACGTTTGTCTTGAATAGGGTCACACGCGGCGCAGACCTCGGTGTTGCAGTCGTTGATGCCATTACCAAGACCGATAGTGTCGCAGCCACAGCCAGCCACGCCGTAGATGAAGTCAAGCAAGTCGTGACTCTCACTATTCCCGAATGGGTTGACAACGATTGCTACTATCTTCTTGAAGACACGATCGTTGCAGGTGCGGGCGGTGGAACCTGTAAGTTCCTGGGCGCCGTTGCCAATTTCACACTGAGATTGTAGCGCCCAATTCATTGAGCGTAAGCGCGAAGTCAGCGCGCAGACGCACTTTATCGGTGAAACCCCTGCCGGCCTTACCTCCTCCGGCAGGGGCCACCGATAGTATAACAAAATTTATTTTGTCCATAAAGAAAGGAAACCTACCATGCAAGATTTCTCCACCCTCCTGATCGGCGGCATTCCCCTCATCGCCGTCATCTTCGGCCTGATCGAGTTCCTGAAGGTCTTCGGCCTAAAGGATCGGGTTCTCACGATCTGTTCGCTCCTGCTCGGCCTGATCCTGGGTGTCGCCTACAAGCTCACCCTGGGCCTTCCAGTAGATTATGCCGGCTGGATGGCCGTCATCTTCTTTGGCCTGGCTATTGGCCTTACCACCAGCGGCATCTATGATTTCCTGAACACCCGCTTTCCCAAACTCAGAAAGTAAGACAAAATTTATTTTGTCTAATATGGGTTCAGCCATGACTATTCTAAATGTTCCTGCCCTGGTTCTTGCACTTTCCGGTAAGGTCAATATGACCCCCATCGCTTGGAAGATTACCCCTGACGAGGTAGTGATCGTTTTCGAGCAAGGTCCCCTGATGACCTTCAATCGTGATCAGGTTTTGAATGCGGTCAAGCCGGTTATTCATAACATGGAAGATGCTATGAAGTTCGTCAAAACCGCCGCCAAAGCTAAACCTCTTTCCAAAAGAAAGCCGCGCACTATCCAAGGTTCCAAAAAGTGAACCGTTCGGAATGGGCAGTCGCTCGCCATTCTTATAGACTTGCAATAAAAAATTGTAAGCCAGGTGGTAGGTTGCCCGTTCCGTCCTGGATTTCAAAATGGTTATCAGACCTTATTCAATCCTCTTGTTTTCTTTGTCAGGAAGACCTTGATATCCATTATGGCAGTGCCGAGTGTACTGTTTGTCCTTTGTCTGATTTCGTAAATCGATTGAAGAAAGGTAATAATCCATGAGCGCTCTTGCTGCCTTCCGTGTTTCCATTCTTGCCCTGCTTTCCGATGCTGGCCTTGCTATCTTCAGTAACAATGACGTGGACCAGGCTCTACGTTGGGCTCTCTCTGAGTATTCCTCCCGCCGTCCGCTAATCCGCACCTATCAATTCCCTGTGGCCGCCACAACCGGCGTTCATATTCTCCCCGCAGATTTCATCACCCGTCATGTCACCAATGTCGAACTGTATGACGATGATCCAGATAGTATCTATGACCTTACTTACTATGCTTATCAACGCGATGAACAGTGGATCGTCGAGACCAGGTCGGCCGAAGGTCCCGGCACCTTACGGGAAGTCAGCGCCGGGGAAGTCCTCCAAATCTCTTACTCAGTCATCCATACCATTGACGATCTCGATTCCGCAGCCGGAACCACTCTCCCCGCCGCTGATGAACCTTTTATCCATGTCGGCGCAGCCGGCCGCGCCGCCCAAATGCGCGCGCTGGATCGCATCGAGACGATCAACATGAACCCCGATGTGGTTCAGATGTATAAACTTCTTGCAACTGAGTATCTTTCCTCTTTTGCGGCATTTCTTACCATCGAGCCAGGCGTACACTTTTGCCTGCCTGATTTCCCTTCTGTAGATCAATTCTGAATGGTTGCGTATTA